GTTCATCTTTAAGGAAATCATTATATATCACCAAGGAGCGTTCACCTTTCTTAGCTCGTTCGATGAGATCCATAACATCTTTCTCTAGCTTGACAGCAGCGTCTGATGTAAATGTAAAATCACCATATGAACCAAAGAAGTCTTTCTTCCCAGGCAATTTAGTATGTAACGAGTATGGATAACCTGCACCCGTTTTCCGGGGTAATGCCTCACAAAAATTCACTCCAGGGACTCCCTCTACAGCTTCTGTATAAGTTAGTAACCTAGGTGACCAGGGTTGCTCGGCATGCGCATTGTAATGAATACTCGCAATGTATTGATTGGTAACGGAACTCAAGAGTTCTCCGTTAATAGGCGGGTCCGAATGACTATATTTCCTTCTAACAAGAGCCAATGGCGAAACGAGAGTCCCATCAAGCATTGTACGCCTTAAGATAGCAGGTGCAGTCTTACATTCTGACCAAGACTCATAGAGGGGAGATCGAATTATCTTCGTGTTAATATTACTTGAAGGCACCTTAGCATATGAAACAGGGAATGTCCTCTCATTAAATGAAAGGCACCCCTCTGGAATGATGGACACATCTTCGTAAATTTGTGCATCAAAATGTTTCAGAGAAGCGTTGATTTCCTCAGAGGTAACATTATAACCAAGCGATATATTCTTACCATTTCCAGCCATGTGGAATCCAAGAATTACAATCTTAGTCAGATTATGTGGTAGATAATAAATTAAACTACCACAATCACCAGTCTTCGTGTCAACATCGTATACAAGAGTACGGACACTACCAAATTCTCTGGTACCATCTTTATTCGTATAAGTCTGTTTTTCATCAAGCCTACATTTACTGTCCATAATAACGACACTATTAGGTCTTGAGCGTGCTAAGGCAATCTTCCAACTACTAGAAGAGAAGATTGGATCCTTGCACGATAGGAGATGACCTGATATATTCTGATGGGGTCTAATTTTCTTGTTAAACTCAAAATAGACTAC